TGTACCTATTTAAAAAAAGTATTAAGTTGTTGAGAGTTGTTCTACTCAGCAGACTCTTACTTCCTTTCCCTTAAAGATTGTCTTCCGCAGAAGGTCGATAGATACTTAGAATAAAGTTGTTGCTTCGTTAAACGAAAAAAACCCCCGAAGGGGCTTTAAGATTGCGGAGACAGAGAATCTACAAGACGTTGCTTCGTGATAATTTTGAAGCTACTTCTTGACGATATGCAGAGTCTGAGGCGTACCTTGGGTCACGCATTGCTTGCGTTAGTTGGGCGGCACTTTCAAAGACCCCACCTGTTACGTTTCTAGTTTCGCCCGTAACCAGTGATGGTTCGCTTCCGTAAACAGAACGGTACTGTGCTTGTAAACCCTGTATAGCTAGGCTCGCTGTCTCACTGTTGCCACTATTAACTGCGTCATTAAAGGCATCTATAGTGGACTCTGGTAGATTATTTGAAGCCCAATCTGTCATATCATTGTATGCTTCTTGTCCTCCTACCTGTTCAAACGCCTGATACTGTAGCTGGTTTGCCACTGCTACCTGACCATCAATAAATTGGTCAACCATAGTTCGTGGAATACCAGCACCTAGTAGTTCACTGTATGACTCTTCTGTAAGACCTCCATACTCCATGAACTCTTCAGAGAGGGCATCAAAATCAACGCCTAACTCTTCTAGTTCATCGGAGAGGGCTTCTAGTTCATCAGAGTCTTCTTCGTATTCATCATCATCACCCTGAGAGCCTAACTTCTGTTCAAGAGATTGATAAGCCGAAGCCATATCCTCGACAGTGTTAAACTTCTCAGGGAGCCATTCAGGACGGTCAGATGCATTAGGATTCTCAAGACCATCGGCCTTTTCTAACATATCTAAGGTGTGCTGACCGTCTTCAATATCTTCTTCGTATGTATTTACTGTATCCATTTTTAACTGTCTCCAAACAGATAATTTATTTAGACTTCTTGTTTTGCTTGTTTAGGTGTTCACGTAGGTTCTTACTACCTGATTTCTTCACATCATCTTTGGTTGCGGTGGAGTAAGACTTACCTTTCCAAGTGAACTTAGAAACACCAGAAGCCCTAGCTTTCTTAAATGCAGCACCAAAAGAACTACTAGAACTCGCGCCCTGTGTAGATTCTGAGGAAGTTTGTGAGGCACTAGCCGCACTTGTAGCCGTAGCTGCGCTTGTTTTAGCTTGTTTCTTCTTCTTGGTTCCAAAGCCAGCCTTGCTTTTACCACTTCTAGCTTTAGTCTTATCAGGGTTTACCATGTTGTATAAAGTAGCACCTGCTGCTATTGCTCCTAATGGCCCACCAGCTAGTGCAGCACCACCCTTAAGTAACCTACTTAAGAACTTACCGCTTGACTTAGGTTTAGCCGAGGAACCGTGACGCTCACCAGCAGGGCCAATTTTAGTACCATCAGGAATAGCTTTAGGTTTAACTGTTGTGTTAGTACCTTTAACATCCTTTATTGGACGCTTGTACTGAGTAACCTGTTTACCAGTTTTATTGTTAGGGTCTACTTGCCCAACAGCTTTAGAACCTGTCGAAGCAGCATTACCTCTGGCTGAAGTCCTCTGTGATATAGCAGCTTTACCATTTGGGTTAGTAACTGGAACTGGCTTACCACGGGAAATGTTAACCTTTTTCTTAGCTACCTTTTTCTTAACAACCTTCTTCTTAGCTGCTGGCTTCTTAGCTGCTGGCTTCTTAACCACAGGTTTCTTAGCTTCAGGCTTTTTAACAACCTTCTTCTTAACCACAGGTTTCTTAGCTTCAGGCTTTTTAACAACCTTCTTCTTAGCTGCTGGCTTCTTCTCTTCTGCGTTAGCTGTTAGCTGACCCTTAGAATTAAACTTAGGTGTCTTGCGCTTGGCTTTAGCATCCTTAAGTTCTTTTTGAAGGTCTTTAGCACCGCCTTTACTTTTCTTCCTAGCAGCTTGTTCAGCCTTAATTTCAGCTAGTATGCGTTTATCTTCCGCACTTAATGTTCTTGCCATTACGGTTCACCTTGTCCTTGTTTCATTAAACCTTGTGCCACAGGGCCAACAGCTTTCTCAGCCATTTGTGCCATCATTTGTTGTTGTTGCATCTGTTGGGCTTGCTGTTGTTCTGCTTGCTTCTGTTCAGGAGATTTAATCAAGCCGCTAGTATCAATACCTAAAGAGGCTCCTAGTCGGTCTATGTAGTCATCAACATTTAACTCACGCGCTATAACTTCATTACCTAACGGTTGTAGGAACTGAAGTAACTGAGCAAGTTTATTGAGGTCTTGACCACGACCTAAAGCTTCCATACCAGTGACGATCTGAGGCTTAAGTGTGTTACTAGGGAACTTTGGCATCTTGCCACTCTTTTCCATACGGAAGAGTAGTAAGTTGACTAAAGGGTATTGGAACTCTTGAGAGAGTATGGAGTAAACCCCACCTAATGCAGACTCAAGTTCTTGAGCCATGTATCGAACTTCCTCTGCTGTCACTCGTTCAGCTTTGCGCTGTACTGAGCTATTCATAAGGAAGCTAAAGGCTAGTCGTTCAGTAATCTCTCGCGCTGTGTCTTGTGCAACGCGGAAGTCGTTAAACTTCTGAAGCTGTAATACTGAAACATCGTTAGCGTCACCAGCAGCTATGCCACCGTTAGGTGTCTGAGCAATGACTTTTGCTTTAGTAGTTCCATTAGGACGTACCAGAAACAGAACTTTAGCTGCTGCTGCTGCACCTTCTACTATTGCTTTCGTTAAAGTTTCTAGTGAACTTAAGTCACCTATAAACTCTTCGACATAGCCACGACCATAAGACTCCCCATCAATACGAACCATACGTAGGGACATGAAGGGTGATTTATCCAGTGGGAAAGAACCTTTAGAACTGGGAATAATTTGACCTTCAACTTCTTGATATACTTCCCACTTCTTATCAACACGACACACCTTGGTATATAGATCAACAGACTTAAGCTGCGACTCTTCATTGGGTTTACTAAGTAACTCTTGGACTTCTTTAGGAAGTACCATAGGGGCTACGGTTTCTTTGGTAATAATTTCTAAAACATTACCCATAGCGTCACGTTGACATACGTAACGGTCTAAACGGAATACACGGACACCACCGTCTTTAGGCATGTGAACTAACACATTACCCGCGACTATAAGCTGCTTAAGTGCCTCAAACACTGGCACTCGTATTGCTGTGGCTTCTACTTCTTGCATAGCTGCACGTTCAATACGTGACAATGCTTCCTCCACTTTACCTCTAGCGTCTTCTCCTGCAAGATTCTGTAAATCAAAATCATCCATTGTAAGTCTGAAGAAAGGGCTATTGGGTGGTAGGAGTGTCATCAATAGCTTAGATGCTAAGTTATTAACGCCCCTAGCACCTATGCTTTGGTAAGGTGTGGTGTAGACGGAAGAACCTGAATGACCCTCAAGAGGCATTAAAGTAGGAATAGTTAATTCAGCTACTTCCCTTGCCCTTGCTAAGAATTGTGATCGTTCGGTTTCTAACTGTGTATATCGTTTAGCTACTGCACCTGAAGTTGGTAGCATAGCTATTTATTCTCTCTTTTAAATTAATAAGTTATTACGTTGGGATGTTTAAGGAGGTATTTCCACCACCTGCAACCGCAGTACCTGACCTAAGATACTTTCTCCTGCTTTTAGCACGCCTGTTTCTTGCGATAGCGAGGCTATTTTTATTAGCTAATGCACTATTAGAATTATTAGCTCCACCGCCTAATGAGGTGTCTGCTACAGGGACAGCTTTTTTCGTTACTGCGCCCTCTTCTTTTACAACGGGTGGTACAACGGGAGGTACAGGAGGTTTAGGGTCTCCAACAGGGGGTACTACGCCACCGCCTACTGCACCGTTGAATCCTGAAGGAACAGCGTTTTGGGAAATATTTGAACTGTAGTTAGTGTGGACATTGTTCTCACCGCGAGGGTCGTCCGAGGGGCCAGAGCCTTTATAGTTTGTATAACTACCACCAGCACCGCCATTAACAGAAGAACCACCATCTAACATCCTCTTAATGGATGCGTCTTTTTCTTGCATGGTTCTAGTGCCAAACTGCAATAAGCTTTCGACAGGTTTATGCTTTGTGTCATTTACTATGTCGTTGAATATACCAGTAAAGCTAGTGTCCTTTCCTAAAGATGCTGCTTGTGCCTTAGAAAGTGCG